ACAATCCTATGATTGACACCAGTACTGAGACTTTTGTTGGTCAGATTCGCTGGTACAAGCCGCTGAATCCCACCATCAATGTCGCATCCTTGACAGATTCCACTGATGGTACTGGCACTACGTATGCATCTGACTACCTGAAGTACATTAAGACCGTACGTACGCACGGCGCTACCAAGGTCAATATGCAAGCAGTAGTTTCTCAAGAAGACGGCCTTGCTAAAATTGGTCGTGATTTTGCTGAAACTCGTGCACAGGATGAACACAATGCAATTCTCTCTGTTCTGAAGGGTGTCGCCATCTCTGAAGCTTTGAACGGCGCTGCTTCGGGTACTGGCGCAGCAGGACTCGGTGGCCAGACCTTCAATAATGATCCTACTGATGCAAGGTACGGTTTCTACGTAGACTTGGGTGCAGTGGCTCCGGTAATTGCAGCTACTGCAGCTATTCAAGGTGCAGCTCGTGCTGAAGGTTTCTTGCAAGCTATGGGCATGGCATGGAAAGATTATGAGCCGGAATACTGCTATTTGGTAGCTNCCCCTGAAATCATGATGTCTCTGCGTTCGGCCAACTTGGTTGATNAGCAAGGTGTTGCTGATGGCAATATCAACTTCTCTACCATTTTCCAAGGTAAGATTCGTTTGATTCAGTCGCGTGCTAACCAATCGCTATCAACTGCACAGCTGAATAAGCTTAACACTGGCACTGGTGCTACTGATATTACCGGTACTAAGACGTCTTTCTTGGTATTGCCAGGTGCAATTGCTATGAAATCTCTGGTTGTACCTGATGCTGTTGAGATCACTCGCCGTGGTGCTTCTTACAAGGGTGGCGGTGCAACAGATATCTGGCATCGTTGGGGCTATGTGGCTGCACCCGCTGGTTACGACTGGCGCGGCGCTGAAGATGCATTCCCACAAGACTCGGATTACACCAATGTCAAGGAAGGCGTAAGCTATATGGATGTAACGGCAGCTACCGCTGCATTGGCTGGTGTAACCAGCGTTTGGGCACGTAAGGCAACTTCTGCTTTGAGTTTGGGCATTCTGCCGGTATTTCATAGTTAATTAAGGACTCACTTATGGCAATTACAAAAGGTGTTGAAACCTATGCAACAGTCGTAGAAGCTGAGGCTTACTTTGTGAACTCACTAGACGTGGCTGCATGGACGTCAGCTGCTGACGTAGAGAAAGAAAGAGCATTGGTTACAGCCACGCGTATCCTAGACAGCCTTGCCTGGACGGGTATTGTCGTAAGTGAATCTCAATTACTAGCATTTCCGCGATACGGTGAATACTTTGATACAAAGCTGGGCTACGTAATTGCATTGCCGGATACTGTACCTACGCGTATTATCGAGGCTACTTTCGAGCTTGCATATCACCTCCTAAATAACGATGGTTTGCAGGATAGCACAGGCGATGTTAACGACTTGAAGGTTGATGTCATTGAGCTTTCAGGTATAATCTCTCCAAGTTTGTTACCCGCAGTAGTTAGGCGTAGCATCCGTCCGCTATTGGTCAATCAAGGGGTGCGTTCATGGTGGAGGGCTAACTAATGGGTCTACATGCAAATGTTTCACGTCAAGTAGCCTCAGCATTTAAGCGAATTGGTGATTTGGCTGTACCTACAGTATTTTCTATAAAGTCCACGGCCACATTCAACTTTGGAACAGGTACTGTAGACACTCAGACTGCCACCACGAAAGCAGTACTAGCAGTCGAAAAGATGAGCACTCGAAGAGGTGATTCTGCGGATACATACGAGAAGGAGATTATCGTACAGGCAACAGATATTACGGATGCCGCTATTTATGATACTGTTATACTTGCAGGGATTACTTATAAGATTGTTCATCCTTGCACGTCTAATGGATTCACAACGAAGGTCAGGTTGGTGCGATAATGGGTAAATATCTTGATTTAGAAACTACTATATTTGGAGTGTTTAACACCCCAGAGTGGCAGGCTGAGAATATTACTACAATCCCCGCTAACTTCGTAGGAAATATTAGTGGTGAATTTATTCGTATTTCTGTGATACCAAGTGGTTTCGGAATAAACCCAACATCCGCTGCTGGTGTTGTCATCGCTGATATCTTCGCCAGTGCAGGGTTTGGTACTCAAAGATTTACTATAATTGCGGATAAGCTAGACAAATATCTGGCAAACAAAACATTACAATCTGGCAATAATAGTGTACAGTTTGCAAACAGCAGCCTGACCACTGTAGGGCTGGATGGTAATGCTAGTCTGTACAGATATAGTTACACAATACCTTTTAATTACTTTGGAGTTTAAGAATGGCACATATTTCAAATATTGGCGCAGGTATCTTTTCTGATATTACTGTCGCTTCTGCAGAAGTAACAGATCTGTCTCTTTTTAATACAGAAGCCGAGTTTGTAGCAGTTTTTTCGGGTATAAAGGTATTGGATACGGACTTTGTACGTATTCCTAATATCCGCACATTCCCGTCGATTGGTACGCCTGCGAACATTGTAAAGGTTGCCGAATATGGCTCGAAGATTTCCAAGCAAGTGCAAGGCCAAGCGGATGCACCTAATCTTGAGTTAGCGATTAACTATGTTCCGTCTGTCTGGGCCAGTACGTCATTGCTTGGTGGGATGGTCGGCGATGGTAAGATGCATGCGTTCCGTTTTACTTTGCTCAATTCTGAGCTGGACGGCGCGAATGATTGGCAATCTGATGCCACAGGTATCGGTGCTGTTGCCAATACGGAATACTATTGGGTAGGTAAAATTGAGGCACTTGTTGCAAGCCCACAACTTACGGACTCTAATACTGCAACTATTACTTTGTCGACTCAGACCGACTTCTACGGCGCATTTACTGTATAATTAAGTAGTGAGGGAGTATGTAGCTTTGTTGGCTTACTCTTAAACAACCTGCGACTATAAGGACAGGTGTCCCTCCTGAGGAAATACGATGAATATTAAAGATAAGCCATTTAGCAGAGCATATGTAATAAGTACTACTCTGCGAAATATGCATAAGGATATTGATTTTTCACTTGAAAAAACAGTAAACCGTATTAAAGAATTCGAGGGCAGTTTGGAGAAAAGCTCCGAAGTATTACGTACGTTATCCGATCTGCATGCAATGAAGGCGCAAATAGACGAAGCATTAATTACAAATAGTAAGGAAATATAAAATGGCAATGAAAGACTTTGTTACAAAGCGTATGAGTAAGAATTATAAATTCATGGGCGATGATCTTAAAATTTATAAGCTATCTGTTAGCGATGTTGAAGAGATACAAGCGGCAGCGTCTACTATGGAAGGTGCTACAGATGACAGCAATAGCCTGGCTGTGCTCCGTCTCGTAATTGAGAAGGGTACGGATGGTGGTGCGGATATCTCTATGGACGAGTTCAAGGCATTGCCAATGGATGAGTTAGCAGCACTGTCCACAGCAATCATGGCATACTCTGGCTTGGGTACTCAGGCTGTAAAGTAGAGCGGCTATCTAGGAGCAGGTTTGAGAAGTACGACCTAGCCTACAACCTCGGAATTACACTTCATGCGTTAGATATGATGGATAATGAGGAGGCTGTAGGCTGGCGTCAGTACTTCGCAATGCTACCTACCGGTTGGCGAGAAGATAGCCGTACACTAAAACTGATGCAGATACAAGGCTTTGACGGTCAAGCCGCTTCAATATTCCCGTCATTAGAACGTGTAAATGCCTTACAGAATTCTTGGGATACTGAAAATTCTGCAGTAAATAGCCTTCGAGCATCACCATTCTTCGCTAAGATGCTGGAGTCTAAGAAGGGTAAATCATTAGGGGATATTATAAATGAAAATTGATATTTCGCTAAGCGCAATTAAAGAGATTAGGAATAAATTTGATGAACTTGTAAGTTCAGATACGAGGCTTAAGCAAGAGAAACTACTAGCTGACTTAAAGAATGCAACCCCAGTAGATACAGGTTTTGCTAAGGCTAGCTGGAAACTTGAAGTTGGTGAGACTAGTAAGATTACAAATGTGGCGCACTATATCGATGACTTGAATGCAGGATCCTCGAATCAAGCGCCACTTTATTTTGTAGAGCGGTCTCTGCTATCTCACGAGTTCGTAAGGCCTAATGGAGTGATTGTTTCAAAACTATAGTCGCCATATCACTGGCATAAGGAAGACCATGTCGGGTATTGTAATACCAGTACGGACAGATCAAGCTCCCGCCGAACGGGACTTAGCTAAGATTAATGATCAGTTACGTACAATAAGCAAATCAAGCAATCAAACATCTGAAGCAATACGTGGAATTACACGAAGTATTGCGGTACTAGTTACATCAGGTCTCTCAATTAGCTATCTGACTGGTATCGCGAATCGCTTTGCAAATATGAGCAACCAAGTGGCGCTAGTAACAGGTCGCACAGAAGCCCTTGTGGAAACAAATAAGAAGTTACTTGAAATATCTGAAGCTACACGAGGGAGTCTGGAGGGTTCGGTCGCTGTCTTCAGTACATTTGGTAAGAGCCTCAACTCCAATGTAGCGTCAATGACACAGCTTCTAAAGGCTACAGAGGCTGTTCAGAAGAGTATTGCAATTTCAGGTTCTAGCGTAGATTCTGCCAGAGCTGCTATTATCCAGTTAGGCCAAGGCTTAGCATCGAATGCATTGCGTGGTGAAGAACTTAATTCTGTTTTGGAACAAACACCACGGCTTGCTCGTGCAATAGCAGATGGTATGGGTGTAAATATTGGGCAGCTTCGCTTAATGGCTGCAGAGGGTAAATTAACATCAGACCGTGTATTTAAAGCGCTATTGACGCAAACAGACGCACTCAATAAAGAATTTAAGCAGCTTACACCGACATTAGCGCAAGGTATGATGCTGGGTAATCAATCATTGCAGCAGTACCTGAATAATTTAGATAAAGGTTTGGGTGTTTCAACAGCAATTAGCGGTATCTTCGTTAAAGTCTCTAAAGCATTAGCCAGCGCAGCAGGGAATGCAGAAGCTCTTGGTGCACATATTCGTAAAACGGTGGCATTGCTTTTGCCAATGTTTGGCTTGATTAGGGAGCTTGGTAAACAATTTCTGGGGCTTATACCTGTGGGATTTTTTACAAGAACGTTAAACCGCTCAATAAATACGCTATTTCGCTCATTAGATCAACAGCTTTTTGGAGGTCTATCAGCATTTGGTGGTAAATTTCGACACTGGTGGTTATTTAACTTATTCAACATTGAGTCGGATTTGGAGAAATCTATCCGAAATCTCAAGCGTATCAACCTCTTTGGTTCTATACTTGATGGTAATTCTCTTCAGCTATACTCGTTAGCACTTTCGCGCGTTCTAGTAGCTATGCGTGCTAATACTGACAACTGGTGGGTTAGCATGCGTGAGCGTTTCTTTGGTATTAATTTTCTTATCCAAGATATGCTGCGGTATGTTGGTCTGCTAGAAAATACCCATATTAGCTTTAAGATACTAAATGGACAAGCTTTTTTAGCTACACTTGGTGAAATATCCCGTGGTGTCCTGGGCTTAAAACGAACACTGTCTAGCATTGGGGTGCTTCTATGGGAAGCTATCGGTCCGATGACTGTAAAACTCCAGTCAGTGTTACATGACGCAGCTCGCGCTATTTTCAGGTTTGTAACAGATATCCCGCGTGTCATTGCTGTTATTGATGCATTCTTAAAGGGTGTATTATCAGTGTTACGCGCAATCCGCCGGATCTCACTGGATATGCGAGGGGAGACTGCTTCAACTACACGATTCATCGACAAATATATTTATAAGACTACACTCTTTAAAGCTGTTGGGCGCGATTTACGTAATGCAGCTGATGATATTAGTGAGGGCTTCTCGTCACTAAAGAGGACGTTTACTAATAGTGAATACGTCGGAAACTTCTTTGAAAAACTCACTAAAGTTATTGAACAGACAAGTGGAGCTTTCCAAAAATTCAAAGAAATACTTAGTACTGTCTGGACAGTATTTACAGCGGAGCGTGTGTTAGGTATTTTAAACCCAATGTACTCTGCATCTGTTAAGTTTTGGATTTCTGTACGTGAATCCGCAGTAGCTGGTTTACAGGGGGCATTCGCTGCTGTTAAACGATTTGCGGCTGGTGTCATTGAAGCATTTTATCAGATATGGGATGCAGTCATCGGGCATTCTTGGTGGACTGATACTATAAATACAGTACACCGGACGTCTAACGAACTCGTTGGGAAGACTGCAGGCGGCTTGTCTCGTTTCAAAGACCAAGTAATCAGTACATTTGAAGCTATTTCTAAACACCG